GGATGTGTTGGCATGTGAACGATGTTCCTGGTCGCACTCATATCTTGATCCATGTAGGCAATACACCGCGGGACGTTGTGGGTTGTGTTGCGGTAGGTAGATCTCTTCTCGCCGACACGATCGGTGTGGGTGAGAGTCGCAAAGCGATATCGGATCTAGAAAGTATTACGAGCGGAACTGATTGGACGCTACAAGTTGGTTTTACGAAGGACGCGGCTGTTCCACAGTTTGCGTAGTTTCCCTTGGGGGGAAAAGGGCAGGGAGACTAAACACACTCCCTCCTTGCAGGTTCCCGTCCCTGTGCCCAAAGGCGGGGCTTTTTTTTCAGAAGCCATGGGTGTTCAGTACGGAATAATAAGGGAGTGACCCTAGCGCCAGACAACAGGGGAGTTGGAGGGCTCAAGCTGGGCTAGGGTCTATGTCGTTTTGGAGAGAAACGGACGCAGAAAGTATGACATATACTGTTGGCGTTGCAATATGAACGATATCGAAAATATCGCACGAGTACTGAAGGATGACTTCCCGAAATACGCGAAGAATATCCTCAAGGTAGTGACCAAAGAGGGCGAGATTAAACCCTTTGCCCTGAACCCTGGTCAGTTGGCGATACACAAGCAGCTTGAGGCTCAGCTTAAAGAGACGGGGCGTATACGCGCACTAGTACTAAAGGCCCGACAGGTAGGTATCAGCACCTATGTGGAAGGCAGATTTTTTTGGAGGATCACTCAAACCAAAAATGCAAACGCATTCGTACTCAGCCACTTGGCGGAATCAACTAACTCGATCTTTAACATGGTGCGTCACTTTTACGATAACGTACCTCATCCGGCCTTCAAGCCGCCTCTTGCATCGCAGAGCGCACAGACGCTCGCTTTTGATCAACTCAATTCACGATACCGAGTAGGTACTGCCCGATCCACGCAGACTGGTCGAGGTCAGACAAACAGGTTTGTACACGGGTCAGAAGTCGCGTTTTACCCGCAGGGATCTGACATTGTTGCGGGCCTGCTTCAAACGGTAGGCAACACGGGCTCTGAGGTTATCTTGGAGTCTACTGCCAATGGCGCGGGTGGATGGTTTTACGATCAGTGCATGAAATCTCTGCGGGGAGAGAGCGATTGGATTGTTTGTTTCGTGCCGTGGTACTGGATGCCAGAGTATCGCAGGAAGCCCGATCCTTACTTTGAGCGCAGCCCTGAGGAAGAAGAGCTTGCGCGTCGGTATCAGTTAGACGATGCTCAGTTGTGCTTCCGGCGGAGCAAGTTGGATGAGTTGGGTTCCACGGACTTGTTCCGCCAAGAATATCCTTCTACTCCGCTGGAGGCATTCCTCACTTCGGGCCGCTGTTTTGTTGAAGACGGCTGCTTAGTCAAGGCTGAAGAAAACTGCTACACGCCAGACTTCTGTGGCGAATTCAAAAACTCGGAGTGCATCACTCGCACCAACGGCCCCTACAAAGAATGGGAATCTCCTAGAGATGAAAGTTACGTTATTGGTGTGGACGTTGCTGAGGGTTTGGGTCACGGGGACTATTCTTGCGCTCAGATTCTAGATGCTGAAGGCAGACAGCTTGCAAGTTGGCATGGTCACATAGACCCGTATCAGTACGCCGATTTGCTCTTATCGTTGGCAAAACGGTGGAATAATGCCTATCTTATCGTTGAAAGAAATAATCATGGACTGACTACCCTTCGCAGACTTCAAGAGCTACAATATCCTAACTTGTACATCGAATCGAGCGTAGACAATGCTTACGGCGATCGACTTACAAAGAGGGGTGGTTTTCTAACGACAAGTAAAACCAAGCCTCTGATCATTGATAATCTGGCTGCGTTGTTGCGTCAGAATGATTCTGGCATCGCCGACATGGAGTTAGTGTCGGAGTGCAGGACATACGTTATTGATGACAAGGGCGGGACTAACGCCCAAAGCGGTTGTTACGATGACCGCCTAATGGCTTTTGCCATTGCCTTACACGGATTACAGAGCCTCCCACGCCCAAGAGAAAGGGTAGTGGCGAATAGGTTCCAAGCTTTTGATCCGGCGGTAGGGTATTGATGGAAGAATTCATCGAAGAGGAAAGCGAAGGCGAAGGCGAAGTTCAAGATGTTGAACTAGCTAACCTTGGCGCTCGACTCAAAAATCTGTACACCGAATACAAAGACGCTCGTCGTGACATCGAGGACGAGTGGCTTATGGATTTGCGTCAATACAATGGGCAGTACGAGCCCGACGTTATTGCGCGACTAGACGCCCAAGGCGCCCGCTCGAAAGTTTTCGTCGGTCTGACCAGAACCAAGGTCATGGCGGCATACTCCCGTATTGTCGATCTGATGTTCCAAGCCTCCGATACTTACTTTGGTATCAAGCCTACACCTCGCCCAACTATTGACCCTCTTCGGGCTATGGAGATGCGTCAGCAAGCGACCCAAGAGGTAGCAGAGGCATCCGGCCTGATGAGCGCGGACGGGATGAGCGATCTGGTTGCTCAGCGCATGGAAGAGCTAGAACCCATGTTCCTCGATGCGGAGAAAGAGATAGCGGGTGAAGCCGCTAAAGAGATGACAGTCGATATCCTTGACCAGTTGATCGAGGCAAACGCTGATCAAAAGATTAAGTCTGCGATCATGGAGTCCTGCATCTTTGGTAGCGGTGCTATTAAGAGTGGCACGGTCTCGATAGACCGCAGCCAGTCCTATAGCCGAATCATGGACGAGCAGGGCAACTCCGGCTACGCGCTGGCTATGATCGAGAAGGTCACGCCTGACATCGAGTCAGTTAGCATTTTTGATCTCTATCCCGATCCTTATTGCACAAATCTCAAAGACTGTGACGGCCTGTTCCGGCGACACATTCTGACCAAGCGCCAGTTGCGCGATCTGAAAGACCTGCCAGGTTTTGATTCTGATTCTATCGAACACATCATCAAGACCCAGCGTAAAGGTGATCACACAGAAGAGACTCACGAACGCACTCGCAGAGAGATTTCAGGCATTAATGATCAGGGCGAGTCTCGCCGATACGAGGTGCTGGAATACTGGGGCTGTATAGATGGTCAAGATCTTGTAGATCACGGCGTAGAACTCGGCGAAGACGTAGATATCACGCAGCAGTTCGACAGCAATGTATGGCTGTTGTCTGGTCGAGTGATCAAGATCCAACTCAATCCAGTGATGGGTTACAAAATCCCATACCAGATTTTCCCTTACGAGCGATCTCCTCACCAGTTTTGGGGTACAGGCGTTCCTAAAATGATGCGCGACAGTCAATCGACAATGAATGCCGCGACACGAATCTACCTAGACAACATGGCTTTATCTTCCGGCCCGATGTTAGAGGTGAACGCAGACTTGCTGGCAGCGGGGGAAGACCCAACAGATATCCATCCTTGGCGGGTATTTTTGCGCGAGGGTGGCGATGGCGCTATGCCCGCAGTGCGATTCTTTCAGCCTATTGCAAACGCGAATGGACTCACGTCGATCATCGATATCTTCCGACGCTTCGCCGATGAAACCACATCGCTTCCCTCATATACCCACGGTGAGCAGACCAAGTCTCTGAACAAGACAGCTACGGGCATCAGCATGTTGATGGGAGCAGCGAATGTTGCTCTGAAATCAACGATCAAGAATCTCGATGACTTCTTGGTCAGACCCATGATCGAGTCGTTGTTCCATTTCAACATGCAGTACGGCACGAATGAAAAGGCGAAAGGCGATCTCAAGGTCGTAGCCCGTGGCTCTACGGCACTAATTCAAAAAGAAGTTCAGTCCCAGAGACTGCTTCAGTTCATGTCACTGCTTGGTAGTCCTGAAGATCAAATGCTTGTGAACCGTCCGCAGTTGCTGAAACAAATTGCGGAGTCAATGGACATCGATCCTGAGGCATTTATGAAGTCTGAGGAGGAGATCAATGCAGAAATCCAGCAAGCCCAACAGCAGCAACAAATGCTCCTCGCAGCAAGCCAGGGCGATCAACCGCCTAACCTCGATGCCGGAATGGGAGGGGTTAATGCAGTTATGTGAACAAAGATTAAATGAAGCCCATCGTGATTTAGAGACGTTGGACGAAAAGCATTTTCGAGCTAAGCAAGGAGCGATCGCTGAGATCAGATTCATGCTTGGTTTGGAAGAGACGGCGAAAGCTGTCTTGAACCGTAGCCGGACACCTTCGAGTACTCCTGGTTACGAAATGTAAGGACTCTCTACGCAAGTAGACCCAAGGAATGATTGATGAGAAATGATCCAGAGCAATTAGAACGCGAAGCGCGAGAACTGATGGAGCAGGCAATGAAGGCTGGCTCAGAACCCGATCAAGATGACGGTCTTGAGGCGGACACCTCTGAACAGCAAGAAGAGCAGCTTCAAGAAGCCCCCACGGAGTCTGTGGACACGGCTGAGGAGATCGATGCGGAGGCTCAGGAGCCAGAAGAGGATCGCGGCGAAACTCAACTGGACGATGCCGTCACTAAGGCGGAACAGCGCGTAAAAAATGCTCAGGCGAAAATGACGAAAGCTTTGCAGGAAACCTCTGCTCTCAGGAAACATCTTGAGAAACTCCAGGGGTTGAACGACGAGTTAAGTCAACAGTTGGCTGCTTTTGAGGAAAAGGACAATAGGTTGGAAGAGGTCAGGGAAAACTACCCTGATATCGCCGGCCCCTTGCTCGACGCCTTAGAAAAGCAAAAGACTGAGGTTCAACAAACCCGTGAGGCTTTGGCTGAGCGACAACGTATAGACGTAGAGAAAGAGCAGAACCTCGCAATCGAGGAACACTGGTCTCGAATCCGAGAAGTCCATCCCGATGCAGACGATCTAATTGTCACGAGTGAATGGAACGATTGGTTAGAAGAACAGACCCCGACTGTCCAGCGATGGGTGAACGAGGGTAGCTCTAATGACGCTATTTCGGTGTTGGCAAAGTTCAAAACTGATCTGGGTATTGGTGATCCGACGCCGCAAGAGAAGGTCTTAGCGAAGGCAAGAAAGGTTGCAGAACCGAAGATGCCTTCTGCGAGAAAGACCGACACAAAGTCCGGAAAGAAAACTTGGACTGTCGATGAGATCAAGCGGATGCCTAATCGTGAATTCGAGAAGCATCAGGCGGAAATCTTAGAGGCGTATGCCCAAAACCAAATCCGGAGTTAATTTTTTTACTCTTGCTAAAAGGACTAAGTAAATGGCTTTTTCACAATTCAGCACAGGGACTACTTCTGAAGTAAATTTTATACCTGAGGTATTCTCTAAACTGTTACAAGCGAAGTTCTATAAGACTTCAGTATTGCCTGCGATCTCTAATACAGATTACGAAGGCGAAATATCAGGCCAGGGCGACAAGGTTGTTATCCGCACAGTACCTTCTGTAACGATCAACGATTACTCTGGCACCATCTCAACTCAAGAGCTAACAACCAGCAAGGTTGAGCTTCTGATCGACAAAGCGAAGTACTTCAGCTTCCTTGGCGACGATATCTTGAAGGCGCAAGCTGACATTGATTACGTTACTAAGGCGTCTGATGACGCTGCCGAAGGCATGCGTGTTGCAGTCGAGACAGACGTGTTAGCAGGCGTGGTTACTGGCGCAACGACTATTCAGTCACAAGCCTCAATCACCGCTGCCAACGTGCTGACCAGCATCCTGAGCATGTCTACAGCATTAGACCAACTGAACATTCCAGAAGAAGGTCGATTCATCGTCCTGTCTCCTGAGTTCATCTCTTTGCTGAAGCAATCAGAACTGCGTCAGGCATACCTGACTGGTGACTCTGAGTCTCCTCTGCGTAATGGCAAGGTTGGCGTTGTTGACCGCTTCACGGTCTATCAAAGCAACATGCTCTTTACGCCTGGCTCAGGCGCTGACAGCGGCTATACCCACGTTTTGGCGGGTCATCCAAAGGCGATTAGCTTCGCTTCTCAGTTCACAAACACTGAAACCAACCGAATGGAATCTACCTTCGGCGATCAGGTTCGTGGTCTGAAAGTCTACGGCAGCAAGGTAGTAGTACCTGACGCTCTCGTAGTCGGTAAGTGGACCTAGAAATAGGTCAACGGGGGGAGGGCTTTTGCTCTCCCTCTGTCACTTATGGAAAGCGAAGTAAGGCTGCAAAGAATTGAAAGCAAGCTCGACCAGCTTAGTGAGCTTGTCGGGCAAATCGCCCGTGTGGACGAAAGAGTCGTATCGATCCATAAGCGCCTAGATAGGCACGAAAAACGAATGGATTGGTTAGAGGAGCAAAAGCGTGAGCTAGAGACGGTAGTTCAGCGAGGAAGCGCCTCCATGAAGCTCTACGAAAGAGCCGGATGGATTGTGTTCAGCGGCTTAGTAGCAATTTTCACAACTTACATGATGGATTAAAGATGACTGCAACCAAGAAAGATGACCTTTACCAAGAAGCTCTAGATCAGCATGACGTGAAGTTAGACCGTCGGCTGTCTCTCGATCAGCTTCAGGATCAGGTCAGAAGGTTGCAGGCAGCTAAGGACAACCCGCAGCCAGAGCGCAAGGCGCCGGTTCCCAAGCGGGTGAAGAATGTGATCACCGGAAACATATTTGAATACAACGAACTGTTTGCGGGTAACCCAGATCTTCAGGTGATCGAGTGGGAGGAAGACGATGGCGACAACTAAAGTCGTAGACGTAATCGACCGTGCATCGATCATCTTGCAAGACAGCGCGAATGTTCGATTCCCAAACGCGGAACTTTTGCAGTTTTTCAACGACGCGCAGAAAGAAGTCGTTCTTTATAGACCAGACGCGAACATGAAAAACGAATCGATAAGCGGCTCTACATCTCCAGCAACGCTGGTGGATGGGAGTAAGCAAAGTATCCCAGCGGGCGGAATACGGCTAGTTGACGTTGTTCGCAATGTTGGTGGCGAGGCAATCACTCAGGTTGATCGGAAGATCTTGGATGAGACGTTGCCCAATTGGCACAACGCAGTTCAGGATGCATCCCGCAAGGTCGAGCATTTCATTTTCGACCCTGCTGATCCTAAGACGTTCTATGTATACCCCAAAGCTGTTGCGGCAAGTGATGTGCTGGAGATCATATATAGCGCCACGCCTAGCAACATAGCGATCAGTAATTTTTCTACCGACACGCAGACTATTTTGGTGGACGACATTTATGCGAACAGCATTCTCGATTATGTGCTGTACCGCTGTTATCAAAAAGACAGTGAGTTTGCAGGTAACTCGCAAAGAGCAATGATGCACCTGAACGGCTTCTCTAACTCACTTGGAGTGAAGACGCAGGTCGATGCCTCATTAACACCTCTTCCAGCAACGCTTGCAGCTAACACGGGGCGCGGCTAATGAAGTTTAGAGATTTCGCACAAATAATCAGGCCGGAATGTCATGGCGCTCCCGATTTCGTTATTGAGAGAGCGGTTCGAGATTCTGCTATCGACTTCTGCAAAAGGACTGGAGTGTACATCCCAGAGCCAGAGCAGGTATCTGTCATCAAGGGCATCAACGAATACGAAGTCTCAGTCCCTAGCGGCACTGAGTTGAACTACATCACAGACATTTTTGCGAACAACTTTAAGTTGCAGCCAGTCAGTTACAACAGATTACTGGAGCAGCTTGGTGACGAAGATACGCAAGGAACACCGTCGTTTTATTCTCAGAGAGATAACACGTCGTTCTTTGTAGCGCCTATTCCTGATGCAGCGGATACCTTGCGGGTTCTTTATTCGCTAAAGCCATCCCCTACATCGACAAGCATCCCTGACACTGTCGGCAAAGAGAACCGAGAAGCTATCGCTCAGGGCGCAATCTACAGATTACAGATGATGCCAGGGCAACCGTTTACCGACCCTGGATCAGCAGCGAACAACAAGCAGTTATTTGAAAGACAGGTAGGTCGGACGATCAGGCAAGTCAAATACGGCTTTTCTGGCGGCTCTCTCAAAGTCAGATACAGGCAGTTTATCTAATGGCGTATTCAGAAACTTTAAGCCTCGTGGTAGGCGACACACTTCCAGAGCTAACGCTTACGTTGAAAGATAAGTCGCAGGCTGCATCTGGGTTGGTACTTGACGAAGAGGATAGCTCTACTTGGGCTCCCATAAACGTAGTGGGCGCCACAATCCTTTTGCGTATTAGGGCATTGGGAAGCACCACGCTAACTGGAACTCTTACTTGCACGATAACAGACGGCTCAGCCGGTAAGTGTGTGACGAACTTTGCTAGCGGCGGGGGGTCTGTTTTCACCGAGGCTGGCAATTATGAGGGTGAGGTAGAAATAACCTTTAGCGGTGGTGGCAAGCAGACTGTGTTTGACCTTGTGAAGTTCAAGATCCGTGAAGATTTCGACTGATGCCAAATAAACTTATCATTGAATACAGAGATCTGAAGGCTCTGCTTGCTAGCGGGGACTTACAGTCTGTCCTGTCTGCAACAGACCTAAAGGCTCTCGCTGCCCTAAATCCTAATTCTTTGAACAGGTACTTCCGTGAAGGTCAAGAAATCAACTTTTCTGACCTTGCGGCTTTGGGATTTGGCAAGTCTGAAGCGGATGAGTTTAGTCTTGCAGACGTTAATAGCGCTGAATTCGGCAAGACAGAGTCTGACTCAATCAGCGTAACTGAGAACATATCGATACTACTGGAGATACTTAGAGCATTTTCTGATTCTCTCTCATTCTCCGATTCGCCTGCTACCGATTTCGGCAAAGGACTTGATGATCAATATCAATTAGATGACTCACCGGCAGTCGGTATCTCTCTTGGTAAGGCAGAAACTCTTTCGTTCGCGGATCTAGAAACCCTAGAGTTTGGGAAGGGGGTTGCTGATCAGGTGTCGGTTGGAGAATCACTGTCTATACAAGTCGCTGGTGTCAGGACTTTTGCAGACACATTCTCTCTTGACGATGCCGCAACTATAAATGCTCTGATCAAAGACAGCGCTAACACAAAAACGAATGTATTCGGATTTTCTGACGATCAGGCGCTTGGGTTTGGCAAGACCGCCTCAGATTCTTTCTCTTTTTCGGATGCCGTTGACTCATTAAATGTCGGCAAAGCAATTACTGACACAGTAAGTGTTTCTGAAAGCTTCAGTTTCGCACTGATCTCAACGGGGGCGATGAATGCCTCTCCACTTAACGCATCACCATTCAACCAATAGGAAGAAACACCATGGATTTTAATTCACCACTTGCGATGAAAGGTCGATTGACCATCGCGCTCAACGACGAGGTCGTTCAAGAGGTAGACAACTTGGTTGTCACCACAGGCAAAGGTTATGTGGCTTCGCGCATGAAAGATGCTACTGCTACAGCAATGAGCCATATGGCGGTTGGATCAGGCAGCACCGCTGCTGCCGCTGCGGACACTGCGCTTGGCAGCGAGTCTGCACGGGTCGCGCTGACATCTACAACAGTAAGCGGAGCAGACGTTGTGTATGCCGCTACATTCCCCGCTGGCACAGGAACAGCGGCTCTGACGGAGGCGGCTATTCTGAACGCTAGCAGTTCAGGAACGATGCTGTGCCGAACCGTCTTTGCAGTAGTCAATAAGGGCGCAAGTGACTCGATGACTGTGACCTGGACTGTGACCGCGAGCTAGACAACGGCCTTCTATAGGAAAGTTCAATGACAGTTAAGTTTACTAACAACGCCAGTACGACTGTTGCGACAGGCATTAATGCGTCAGCTACGTCTCTGACTGTAGCGTCTGCTTCTGCGTTCCCCCAGCTTTCTGGTGCTGCTGATTACTGCTACCTGACGATTCAACAGGCAACAGGGACAGTCCGAGAGGTGGTTAAGGCGACCGCGTTGTCCAGTAATACGTTCACGATCGTGAGGGCGCAGGACGATACGTCTGCTGGCACTTGGTCGGTTGATGATATTGTTGAGCTTCGTATGACCGCTGCGTTGCTCACCGATGTGATCGACGCCTCTTCAATTGATGGCGTGAAAACCAATTTTCAGTATACGCCAACGGCGGGACAGACTGTTTTTTCTGGCGCTGATAACTCTAGTAATACACTGGTCATCCAACAGGCTGGTTTAGTGAATGTGTATATGAACGGGGTTCGCCTTGTTCAAGGAACCGACTACTCCGTCAGTGCCTCAAACAACACGATCACGCTGAATGCTGGGGCTACGACAGCCGACATTATCGACATCGAGGTTTACGGTAACTTCACTGGTCAAGCGGGCTCGGCGGTTGCGATAACAGGTGGTGCGATTAGCGGAACCTCGATTGCGGCAACGACACTGTCTGCAAGCGGAACAGCAACTCTCAATACGTTTGTTAGTAACAACAGCACTATATCTGGCGGCACGATCAACAACGTCGCTATTGGTGGTACGACTCAAGCTGCCGGATCGTTTTCTGATCTAACTGCCTCAGGGAATGTAGCCATTGGCACAAGCGGAGTGTCAGCAAAGCTGCATATTGCAGGAAGTCCACAGGCAACTAACGGCGCACTTGTGTTTTTGCGTAATGGAGATGCTACTGCAAGTAATACGAGCTTTGGCGGTGTTCACTTTTCTTCAAGCCCAGGCACAGACTTTTCTATCGGCAAAGCGAATGTCAACTCTGCCACCAGCCTTAGTTTCCGAAACGGCAACACAGGCGCTTCTTTGATGGAGCTAAACTCATCAGGGAACTTGGGCATCTCGACTAGCAGCCCCGCGTATACGTTAACAGTTCAAAAAGATGTTGATGATTTTATCGCCAAACTGGAAAACGACGGTAACTCAACTACTTCAAATGGACTTTGGGTAGACACCCGATGGAATACTGCGACCAACACAGTCTTCCAAGTCACAACAAACAGCGGCGCTCAACCCGTTATCGTTGCAAAGGGCAATGGCAACGTCGGCATCGGAGTTACGTCACCCCAGCGCGTACTCACGCTAGGCAAAGGCGACAGCTCTGGCGTCCAAACTCAATACACGAACAGTACGACTGGAACCGGATTAGGTGATGGCTTTACTGTCGGCATAGACGGCTCAGAGAACGCAGAGTTCTGGAACTATTCAAACACTAACATGCTTTTTGCAACCAACGGCTCAGAACGCCTCCGCATCACGAGCACAGGATCTGCTCGGTTCAACCTGAGTTCTACGCTCAGTCCTGACTCACATGCGGGTTACCAGCCGCTGTTCATAGGTTCATCAAGCCAGATGTCTCAAGCTACTGGCGGTGATTATTACTGGGTTACCAATGGGTATTACGCAGCAGACGGCACCTATCGCGCCATCAACACCGGTCACATGGTTGGAAGCTACACCGTCGGAAATGGTCAATATGTTATTCGTCGCTCTTCTGCTTCGGTAAACGCAGGAAGCCAGCCGACGTGGGTCAACTCAATGACCATCACCCCTGATGGTATTGTTAGGAAACACGATCACCCAGCATTTAATGCCTATAACCCTCCTGCTACATCGAACGGCAACTACATCATCTGTGGCGCAACAAGGCTCAACCAAGGCAACAACTTCAGCACGACTACAGGTGCGTTTACCGCTCCGGTGGCGGGGGTATACCACTTCACCTTCGCCATTCTAATTTCCTCCTCTGGATCACCCGACTACCACCGCATACTTTTCGAGATCAACACCAGCGGAACGCAAACCTCGTATGGCGACAACTTGGAGGAACAGGCAGGCAGTTCATACAGTTCTGCCATCATGAGCATCACCATTTACTTGAACAAAGACGACTACATCAGAATCAAGAACCAAGGCGCTGCTACGTACGGCACAAACTACGGTTCTTTCTCGGGCCACCTAGTCGGATAAACAACAGAGGATTTCCAATGGCAACTTACACAGTTGAACTGAACGAAGCAGAAACAAAGGCGATGGAGTACATCACCGCCGACGTACAGGCGTGGGTCGATAACTCACTGAAGAATCGCGCTCGGATCGCTATTGACGAGATCTATGCCGATGAGGTCGAGCGCATGACTGCCGATCCAGAAATCACAAGCATCCCTGCTGATAAGAACGCAGTGGTCTTGTCGGCTGAGATTCAGTCCGCAGCAGAACGAGCCGCTGCTCAACCCAGAATTCCATCCGAGGAGTAGCGAATGGCACTTACCAAGGTCTCCAGAGGTCTGCTGAGTACAAGCATTGAGGATCAACTAGATAACATTTATCACAACGGGGTTGATGCGTGGAAGGCTGACATAAAAGCAATCAAAGACGCTAACCCGAAGCCTGGAGAATAACCAATGAGTAAAGCCAGAGAGCTTGCAGAACTCAGTCGCACTGTCAGTGACTCGGCAGATGCGGTTGCCATAACCATCGACTCCAGTGAGAACGTAACCTTCTCGAACGATATTACGGTTACTGGAGCATTGACGCTTGGCAGTACCGCTATCACGGCAACGGGCACAGAACTCAATTACGTTGATGGCGTTACATCAGCGATACAGACGCAGCTAGACGCCAAAGCCACAGCCGCGCAAGCTGACCAAACTGTTGTACTGACAGGCTCTGGCGGCACCACAGTTAGCGGGACATACCCCAACTTCACGGTCAGCAGCAGCGTCGGCACCACCGGCATTGTAGACAACTCCAACGCTACGGCGATCACACTAAACGCTGACGAGTCGGCTACGTTTACCGCAGGTATCACAGTGGGGAACGGTGTTGGCTCACAACAAATTTATGTCGATGCCGGTGCCGGTTGGGCAGACCTAAAATTGAATTCTGATGCTACTAACGGCGGCAGCATCTACTTCAA